CCAATTGCAATAATCATAAACAATTAGGAAATAGTCTTCTAAGCCAGCAGAAGTTATAACTTCTAATTCTTTAGTGACTCTATCTCCATATTGATTAAATTTTGGGTCTTCTTTTTTAAAAGAAAATCTTTTTTTCCAACCTTCTCTACAGAGTCTTTTTATTTCTGATGACGATGAACTATCTCCAGTTATTTTTGGCAACATAGGAGATTTCAAAATACTATAATCTTTGCACCTGTTAAATATTTCAAATGTATTTTCTATCTCTTCATTAGAGTTTAATTTAGAAATTTCTTCAAAAGACGGTATATGATAATTATTTGATTTAAAAAAACCAGAAAAACCAAAGTCTTCATCGTTTTGAATATGATTTCTAATATCATTTAATGTCTTTTTCATCGAACAAGCTAACAAAACTCTTTGGTCAACAGCATCTTCTTTTCTTGCATAATGAGCATCTGGTGTAGCAACGGTTTTGAAACCGTGCTTTTTTGCTATATGTCTTAAAGCTTTAGCTATTATTTTAGTCGCTGGTATGTTTTCAGAATCTATTAACTGTATTTCTAAGTAAAAGTTTTCTTTTCCAAATAAGTCTGCGTATTTATATGCTAGATCAGTAGCTTTCTTTTCCCAATTAGGATCAATTAATGACTTGGCGTGTTCAAATGTTTCTGCTCTATATGCTTCTGTTAAGTTTGTAAATAAACAATTTCCCAAGTCAGAACCTGGGTGACCAGAAAAAACAATAAAGGAACCATTTGAAATAGACGCAAGAGTTTTAAGGTCAAGTCTTGGTTTTCTATAAAAGTTTTCTGGAGAACTAGAAATAGAACTAGCTTTTACTAAGTTCTTCCATCCAATATCTTGTTTTGCAAGAACACATAAATGACTTAGTTTTTTATTATCTTCATTCTTTATTGTAGGTTCATTTTCACATATATAAAATTCACAACCAAGTATTGGATCAATAGATTTGGATTTTAACTTTTTATAAAATGAAATAGAACCAGATAAAGATCCATGATCTGTTAATGCACAACCTTTTAATCCAAGTTCTGATATCCTATCTGCTATTCTTTCAGCAGAAGGAAGTCCATCAAGCAATGAATATTGCGAGTGAACATGCAACGGAATCCAATTTGACATTTAATTCTTTCTAAAAAAACTTCCATAAATAAAAATTACTTAGACTTTAATTCGCTCATTAATTCATTGATTACAAATACTGACCAATTTTCCCATTGATCAATATCATTTTTCAAATATCCAGTAAATTCCCAACCACCATCAGATAGTTTATTTTCTAACAGACCCATACAATCAGTCGTCTTCATCTTAAGGTTATGAACAATTCCAAAATGAACTTTTCCAACATCATCACTATCATCATTAATGATGCCTATAATTTTATTCGATTTTACCAAACCTTTATTTAGGGCAATTTCTTCGTCTATCTCTCTCCACATAGCACTATTATACAAGTCATCAACATTGTCTAAATCTGATTGCTCAATATGACCGCCAATGCCTATAGACTTCATGTTATGTAATCTAGATTCATTGCCCTTTTTATTTCTTCGATAAGAAAATGTTTTATTTGCAGATGTAATAACGCAGTAAGGAATTACTTGTTTGTACTCAGGACTTTTTTCAGCAATATTTCTCGGAATCCATAATAAATTTTCTGGAATAAGTATTTCTTGTAAATAAAGTTGACAATCTTCACCTGTTAAAATTCCTTGAAATTTACCCAAAGAATCAAGCAGAGATGTTTTAAAAACCAAAATATTTTTTGAATTTTCTTCTTTTTGTTCTGGAATATCTGATTTTTCTTTAAAAGAAAATAAGTTTAAAAGTTCGTTTAAGCTGCTAATTTTTTCTTCGCTCATGTTGATTCCCTGTTAGTTTTACCGCCACCACTACCATACTGTTTAACCGCTGTGAAGTCAGCATATTTAGTATAAACTTTTTCTAATCCCAACTCAACTATTTCCTCATGAATTTTTCTACAAGTTGATACTCCATCTTGAAAATCGTCTTTATAAAACTTGCATAATTTACTGCATTTCCATTTATCTCTACCTAAATCCATAATTCTCATTGGAGTTTTGCATTTTTTTATTGATTCAAACTTCTTTCTTATCATTTCTTCTGTTTCTATAAGATCTTCCTTGTGAAAACATATAGAAAATGGTCCGCCAGCTTTAACAAAAAATATTGTAACTATTATATTTTCTTCATTTGGATAGACTTTGCTTAAAGCATAATGATAAAGTCTAAGTTGAAAATCATCAAATAGATCGTCATAACCCTTTTCTTTTCCAGTAGACCAATTTTTTCTTTCTCCTGTTTTCCAATCTATGTATTCAATTGTTTTTGAATCTATTCTGGTTATAAGATCCATAGTTCCTTTTAATCTTAAATTACCAGAAACGGTTTCTCCGTTCATAAGTCTAAAATCGTATTTAGCCCAAGGTTTATCTAGCTCTATATCAAAATATTTTTCTGGCTCAACTATTACTCTATTCAATGGGGAAAACATTCCGTCTTTAAATAATAAAGTATCCCATAACCATTTGTCGCATTCCTCAAAATCTTTATCTGTCCATTCAAAAGTATTTTCTTTTTTGCTATAAAATTCAAAAGCCGACTTAATAGCTTGCTCTGGACAAATAAGCAAGGTATCAAACTCTTTATCCAATTCATCATCACGAAAATTTTTGGTCTTTGTTTGCAAACAAAGCTGTTTATTAGCTAGTAACTCTAGTGCTTTATGAACTATATTTCCTTTTACAGCTTTTTTATTAGAATCATCTTTAAAACCTAAACAATATGTTAAAAAATATTTATGCTGACACCATTCAAACGAGCCAGCTGAAGAAGACCTTAAATAGGTTATTATCATTTAAACCAACCTTTTTTGGTTAAAAATTTATTTAACAAAGATAATTCTTTATCTACAGATAATTTTGAATTGTCTATTATTAAATCAAAGTTTTTAAAATCGTCCAATTCTTTTTCTGAAGAGTGTGTATCACTTGAAATACCCCTGTTTAATCTTACTACATATCCACCGTTTTCTTGAATTGATTTAACTTCGTTTACAAATCTTACATCTGGAATAATAAAAAAATCTCTTTTTAAAGAATTAATTTTTGTAAATGTTGCTTGTATATGTATGTTATCGCTTATTTTTCTACAAATTTCAGTTCCAAAAAATTGTAAAAATTCTCTACCAGTCATATATGAATCATTTTTTGTAAACAAACCTATATCTTTTGGATCAATGCCAGAAGATTTTATTTTTTCATAAATACTTTCAGATACAAAATTAGGCATATCAGACCATTTATAATAAGTTAATTCATTTTTTTGTTCTTCGGTTCCATAAATAGATTTCTTTTTTATACTGAATAAATTTTGACATGTATCTTTTAAAGCTAGTGCAAAAGGTATAATTTCTACTTTTTTATTTAAAAAAAATCTACAATGATTAAAAAATGCATTAGCTAGCGTGTCTTTTCCAGCACTTTTTTTACCACTTATTCCTAATATTTTACACATTGCATATGTCCTTCAAATTTGAATTGGATGATCCAGGATCTTTACCTTCATATTTTGGTACTGCTATGTTAAAAAACCTACATAAAGATGACTTGATTTTTTCTCTTGCTTCAATGCCAGCTTCATCATTGTCTAATAATAAGATTATCTTATGTATATCGCAAGTCTCTAATATAATTTGTTGAGAATCAGTTAAAGATGTTCCAAATATAGCAACGGCATTTTCAATACCTTTTTCATATAAAGACCAAACATCAGCTGGACCTTCACATAAAATTATTTTTTTACTGTATTTAGCAGCTTCTATAGCATTGTGTAAGTTATATAAGTATCTTTCTTTTGCAAAACCTTTGTTATTTACCCATTTTGAATATATATAATTTTTGTTTTTAGATTCACATGATCCTTCGTGATATTGATTGCACTTTAAACATTTTTCATAATTTGATCTTCCAGTAAAACCGACAACATGAATTCCGTCTTGTGCTATGACTGGAACTATAGACCTATCTCTAAAAATGCCGTCATTTTTCTTTGAAGTGCCAACACAAAAATGTTCCAAGGTTTCTCTTTTATAACCTCTATTTAAAAAATATTGTGATGGTATATCCATACTTGAAATAACATTATGTAAATTCCAACCTTTAAAGAATTTTTTAGTTTTTGTAAATATTTTAATATCATTACAAAACTTTCTTTTTTCTATATTATTTAACTCTGGAATATTAGATTCATCAATTTTCAGTATTGATTGACAAAAGTCATATGTTTTTAAAAAACCGTATTTTATATCTTTAAGTTGCCCTGTCCAATTATTGTATTTGTTAGAAAGAACACCTCTAATAAAACCAAATGGTGTTGGCCTAAATATTTCTTCACAATGATGTGTATAACAACACCAGTTACCTTTTAAAGTATTCCCATCTAGATACATACAAAAAGCAGTAGGATTATCTCCACCATGTATTGGACATGGAGCAGAAATATAATTCTGTACATTTTTATATTTAATGTCAAACATATCTAAGAATATTTGAATATTCTCAAATATTTTTTCAGACATAAAACTAATCTTCGTCTGATCCAAAGAAGTCAATTGGCTCATTTCTTGACACCTCTTCTGAAATAGTAAAACCGCTATTAGTATTTCTTAGTGAGTGAAAATTATTTCTTGTAGGCCCTTCAGAAATCCTACCTATCTCATATTCGCCACAAATGTTGATATAATCACCTTGTGATAAGCCATTTCCATGCCTACTAATAATTGGTATTAACTTTAAATTATATCTTTTGCCATTAGCTGCTGGAACTTCTTCTGCTAATTCCTCCTCTGATTTTCTTTTATATATAGAAAAATTACTGCATAACCAAAGAATTCTATCAGAACCAGACGCTACATCTGTATCTTCACGATTTATACCATCACGATTTAATTGAGTGAATGCAAGACATGGCACTCCGTATTTTACACAAAAATTATGCAAAGAAGTCATCAGAAAGCCTAATGCTTGATATTCAGCCATGTTTTTACTTATAGAATCATCACTCATTAG